GTTGGCAGGGGTAATCACTTCACCGTCATCTGTAATGGGTTGCACTCCCTTTTCGTGCGACTTATACGCCCACTTTGCAAGGTCTTCGATTGTTTTCATCTTGAACTTTGCGGAGTTCCAATCGTCAATGTGGTCGAAAGTCCAGCGTCCGGGCAGTGCCTTCTGCTGAATTTCAAACCCCATAAAGGTGAAAGTCTTGCCATGCTTACTGGCTTCATCAATTGCCAAATGTTTGATTTGCTCTTTGGCTGCTTTGACCTGCGCCTCTAACTTGTGAAGGGCGCAATAGATTTCAAGTGGGTTGGCGTTGCCTTCCTCAACTGCGAAAATCATGTCTGTAATGTCAGGTTGTATCATAGTATTATTTGCTTTTTAAAACGATTATTTCTTGAAAGTTCCCAGCGTTCACCCATTCAACAAGTTTGTCCAATTTGGAATAAGCCCAGTCAGGGATAAATTTGCCGTCCGTTTCTATCATAACGCGGGGGTAGGCATAAAGGCAACGCCCTAAACCAAATTGCACCGCAGCGCGTTTCATTGCATCGGATATGCCGCCCTTCTCGGGTTCGATATTGGTCTTTGATGCACCATCTTCACGAGTGATTGTTTGGCCATCCAAATAAACGGTCAAGCGACAAATAAAGCCATTGGCGATTTCACGGAACTCCGATGTCCAGTTACTCGCCCCAAAGGCTTCATCAAAGCGTTCCATTACACAACGGTTGGTGATGTAAGGCACGACAATTAACTTGCCCGTGCTGGTTTGTTGCTGCACACGCCATTCGATTTCAGAGGCGGTGATTGGTTTTTTTAGTATGTCGTTCATAATGATGCAAAGATAGTATAAAAAATTAAACTTGCAAATTATTTTTGAGAATTTTTTATTTGCTCAATCAATTCCGGTGTGTAAATCGCACACTTATACCCTTTGCGTTGGTATAGTTTGATTGTCCGTTCTACTTCTTCGGCAGGAACGGGGTAGTAGTTGACATTGTTTGCAGCGTTCCAATATACGAGAGTGATGTATAACATAGTGCAACCGCAATTCAGGGTGTGTTAAATTGTAGAAACTGCGGCTGCACGGCCGTTATTCTGCCACAATCTCAAATGCCGTGTCAATTACCAACTGATGCTTTGCCGGGAGATACTTGCTGTCATTTTTCAGCGCATCAAATATCGTCTTGCGGCTAACCTTTCCGGCAAGTTGTTTGACCAGCATCTCGGTGTCGCCCTTTGCCCGGTGCTTTATGAAGTGTTTTTGCTTTTGCGCGTAAGTCATAAGGCTTCAATCTCCTTTTTAACTTGTTGCCAGTACTTATCAGCTTCTTCTCTTTGTGCCTCATAATAGTATTGGTGTGTTCCACCTACATCATCCCAATCAACATCACTTGGACTGCGTGGTTCTGATTTAAGTATTTCATCAACTGCAATCAATGCGCATTCTTTGGCAAAGAAAGAATTGCCATTTGTTTGAGTAAATTTATCAACTAATTCTTCTGCTTTTTCTTTCGGTGTCATAATTCTTCTATCAATCTTTTTAAATACCATTCGGCTTTTTCCAAATCGGTTTTGCCGCCCTTGTTTTCGTAACGCCACAAATACTTAATGACATTACCCCTGAGATAGCCTTGAAATTGCTGCTCAGTCATTGCCGCTTTGATTGCTTCGATGCACTCAATGGGCGTGTCTTTGTAGTGGGCAGGGTTAACCAAGTCCTTTGTCGGTGCTTTCCAGTCGAAGTTGCTCATTATGATTGCTCTTTTAACCACTCCAATTCATGCTCAATTAAAAGGCGCACTCCTTCGTGAATAGATTTGTAAAAATCAAGCCTATTCGTGTAAATAACTTGGTCAAATTCAAATTCTTTCCCTTCGATTTCGTCATAGGTTGACTGAATGTAATTGTAAATAGACCTTAAAACTTGTCCATCTTCAATCATAAATTTTGCGAGTGATGTGTTATTTGTCATTTTGTTTGTTTTAGGTAGTTTTTTATTATTTTGATTTTTAGTTCGTAGTAAAGTATTTCGGGTTTTGGGTTTGCAGAAAATACAAGGTGTTCGTCAATTTTGTATTTTGACTCAGTCATTGGCTTTGTCCCAAACTCACCAGGATTGATATTTCTTAAAATCTTGTAATCTAATGGTGATAATTCTTGACTTAACAAAAAAAGGTTTTTTGCGCTTTTTTGCCTTTCCTTTTCAAGTCCTGTTGAATTTTTAATTTGTTTGTCAAATATTTTTTTTGCAAATTCTAAACTCATCAGAAGGGTAAATCAAGATTGTCAAAATTTGAACTTGGTTTCGTTTCGCTTACCTCTTTGTTAGTTACACTTTTGTAAGCCTTCGCACCGCCCACATAAGTAGTGGGCTTCTTCGCCTCGCGTTCTTCTTTGCTTTGCGAGAGTGCAATGTAGTGGGTTTCACCAAATTTGCCCTCAGATTTGCGTTCGCTGCAAACCAATTTGATGTACTTTTTGCCATTTTTGGCGGTGGTGATTGCCTCGCTGGGCAGTTCGGATAAACAGATATCGAGTATTAACATGGTGCAAATATAGTTTTTTTTACTTTAATTTCAAAATCAACGCCTCATTTATTTGGTTAAATTTTCGGCAGTATTCCCGTTCCACATGGCAAAGGTCGTCAACTTTTCGGCAAGCGTGGATGACGGTGCTGTGGTCGCGCTGCGCTATGTTGGCAATTTTAACCAAACTCAGGCCGGAATATTGCTGCATCAACTTAAACCAAATGTGCCTCAGGTTCACAACTTCGCCCTTTCTTGACCTTGATGCTACCATCGTGGGTAAAAAATGCGGGAAAACGCCCCCGATAGCCTCCTCGATTAACTCTTGCATTGAAGGTTGTTTGTTCTTTTCACCCAGCATTGTTTTAAGATAATCGACATCCCGGTGCATTGCCTCAATGCAAAGTTTCAATTCGTCCACTTCTTCGTTTTTACGGCTGTATCTCGCAGCCATTGTTTGCCAATACTTCACCTCTTTTTTCAGTCGGTAAATCGTGGCGGTTTGGTTTTCAGTTATTGTGTTCATAGTTCAAGTGTTTGTTGTATTGTGTTTGACTTTCTAATTATGCCTAATGCAGTTTCAAGTATGGTTTTACCCGCTTCATAATCTACGAGGTTTCGAGCCATTTTTATAACTTTTTGTTCTCCTTTATATTTTGTAAAATCGTAATCATGAAATTCACATAATAAGTTGAGTTCTTCATTTGGTTTTTTTGCCATTGGGTCTTTTCTCAAACTTAAATCATTTGGTAAATTGAAATTAGTCCAATATAGATGCCTTGCTCTTTTTTTTGCAGGTATTAATGGTTCATAATATGCTATTACATTTTCAACTACAAACTTGCCGTGCTTGTAATAATGTTGTAAAAACAATATTTCTTCATAAAGCTTCATATCTGGATATACTGGTTCGGTTGTCGTTTCGTAATTTGAACTATTCCAATATCTTGCTCGTGAATGAGTAGGGCAAGGTGGTGAACTCCAAATAAAATCAAACTCTTTAAAATGGTCAAGTAAATATTGGTGCGCATCTGCTACAATTACCGTATCATTTGGGAATCGTTCTTGATATAAACGCGCTGCTTCCGGGTCAAGTTCTACGGCTGTTATTTCTAAGTTATCTGCAACCTCATCCCATTTATAACGATTGCCACCCAAACAAGAGTATAGATTTAATATTTTCATTTTCATATATATAATCCAGTTGCTATGTCGTAATTAAACTCGCACATCCCCACTTCACCCCAGTGCGAAAACTTCACCTTCTGCACATGGATTTCGACCGTGTTGTTTTTAAAATTTCGGTACACGGTGATGCCATTGTCGGTCTTGTTGAAGAAGTTTGCACTGCCAGCGATGTCATACAAGGTCGGTATGTGGTAACTGCTGTCTTCATTCTTTTGGATTTTGCGTGGGTGCGCCACTAGAAAGCAATGCACATTATATTTTTCGCAAAAGTTTACAATCTTATCAAGGCTTTGCCCGATGTATTTGGTTTCCGACTCCGTGTATTGGTGTTCAAGTTTGTTCCAAGCATCGATTACAAACCAATCAATGTTGTGGCGGTTTTTGAGTTCGGCCACCTTTGCAAAAATGCTGTCCAAGGTATTATCCTTTTCGGGCTTTATGAAGAAAATGTGCTTTTCAAGTTCAATAACAGCGTCAAATACTTCCTCTTGACTCATTCTATCTCTGCCCATAAAAGGCCGCTGAGTAATCTTTCGCATCAGTTTAGAGATATGCAGTTCAGTCGGTCGGTTTTCAGGGCTGTAAAAGCCACCTTTCCACCCGTGTTTAATCATTAACTTCATCAGCACAAAATCCAAGAAGTCAGACTTCCCGTGGCCGGGTACGCCCGTAATGGTTGTCAAATATCCTTTGTGAAATGACAGCATTTTATCAAACTTGTCAACCCCGGTTTTCGCCCCGGCAGGCAGGCCGAAGTTGTAAAGGTTTTCGATCTCGGTTAAAAAGTCCGTAACCTTGAACACTCCTAGCATGGGGAACTCGGTAAAATTGTGGCTGGCTTCTCGCAGTGCAATCGCACCATTCAGCAGCAGGTATTCGTTAGCATCTTTGCACTCGGGATATACGATGTAATTACATTTGTCCTTTCCGAAGCGGTCTGCAATCGCATTGCGTAGGTCAATGCCGGGCGCATCGTTGTCAACTGCTATGTGTATTTTTTCGATGTGGTCAAAGCCGGGCATGAAGCGGTCGAAAAAAGTGAGGTTCGGTTGCGCCCCATTTGGCACACTGATTACATTCTCAATTCCGGCTTCAATCAATGCCAGTGCATCCATTTCACCCTCAACTATCCAAACCTCAGTAGCATTGGCAAGGCAGTCGATGTTGTACGGGATAAGTTCCGCCCCCTTGTGCATCTTAAAATGTTTCGCCCCGTCTCGGTATTTCACATTCTTTAACTGACCAGACTCAAAGTAATTAAAACAGATGCAGTTTACTTCTTTGTTCAGCTGTGGCATCCATTCAAGTTGCTCACTGATTTGCATCTTGTTGAGCGTGGCAGCGGTAATCCTGCGGCCTTCAAACCATTTTAAAACCTTGTCGCTTAGTGCTGTGTTGTTTTGCCAAACGGGAACTTCATATTTGACTACCTCAGGGCGGTCAATAATGCCACCTTTCCAGCCGCAATGATGACAAATCCAAGCCTTTTTGTCAAGGTTCACGGATAAGCAGCGGTCTGTTTTCTTTTTACGGGTGTGGCTACATTGTGGGCAAAGGGTTTGAACTTCACCTGCCGTTTTGCCGGAGGGAATTTCGATGTTGTAAAACGAATAACTCATATCACAACGCCCCCGTAATCTTTGTGTTCCGGCTCCCGTATCTGCAAATCAAGTATATCGGTTGTTTTCAGTTCTTCAATTTGTTCAGCGGTCATGCTTTCGGCCAGCCGTTCAAGTTTGCCGTTTTCCTTTTTGACTGCCCAGAAAACCATGTAAGTTTTTTCTACTGCCCTTGTTCCATGTTTAGGTTCTTTGGCCAGCCAATTCTTTGCAGTCATGTAAAGGTTTTTGTAGTCCCGGTTCTTTTTGTAGTTTTCTATCCGGTCAAGGATATTATCGACCTGCTCCGGTGTATAACCTTCTGCCACCAGTTTATCAAACTCAGGCCGTAAAATTTTCAAATGGTCAAACTGCCTATATATATTCTCTTCATTATTTTCTTTCTTTTCTTTCTTTACATTCTTGTTAGTGTCCGTTTGGTTTATCGTTTGATGTCCGTTTGCATTATCGTTTGCTTTGCTATTTGCTTTATCGTTTGCCTGATAGTCATCGTACTTACATATTGATATTAAGGTAGTTACATTGTTTTTTTGCCTTACTACCATGCCGTCTTTTTCAAGATGTTTTAAAAACCTTTCAACCTTACCTCTTGACCATTGCCACCTCTTTGCCAATGTTTCCGCATCATAGCCAATTTGACCGCGTACAATATCGACTCTAATGCCGCGTTTAAAAAAGAAGTTGTCGCTGCTGTTTGCTAATAACAAAAGGTCAATCCAAGCGTGTGTTCGATTGAACGGCTCAGAAGAGTATAATGGGTTGTCCATTATGCATCGATGTAATTTAACCCAGCCTGCCATGTCGTTGTAAAATGTGTTTGTAGTAAATGACTTTCAAATCTAATGAAAGCCGTGTCATTCTGTATGCCTCTTTCGGCATAGGGTTAATTTGTTGCCGTACTTCGAGCTGACCAATTTCGGCAGCGAGTACATTTAGACACCTTTCGCAGATGTCAATGGGAATGTGTTTGAGTTGTTGCATAAAAAAAACACCCACACTTTCAAGAGTTGACTCCGGCTGGAAGTTTGCCGCCTCTTTACTTGCGTGGGTGTTTTGATTTATCGTTTTCATTACTTCCAAATTTCGGCAGGGGAGTCAATCCTGATGTTCCGATGTGCAATTATACAACAAAAAAATCAATTCTGCAAATTATTTTTAAAAGCTTCGTGCAGCTCCCATTCTTCGTTCAGCCGCCTTACTTCTATTTCCAAAGCCCATTGCCAT